CTTGGCGCCGCCTTCCATCTCCTTGATGGCCTGTAGGAGCCTAATGGCCTCGTCAACGTCCAACTAAGCCACCTCAGTTATCGGCAGCCGTGGATTGGATTGCAATAGCCATGAAGTCCTTGGCGGTCAGGCTAACGATGCTGGCGTTGACACGAACGGTGACGTTGATTGTCTTGTTGTTAGCAACATCAAGGGCTTTGGTGTGTCCGGTAACGTAGAGCTGATCGTTGACCACATATCGGCCATCGTCAGAGCCTTTGCCGTAGTTGTCGGGGTAGAGGTCGGTGTTTTGCGAAAGGAAAGCGTCGTTGTCATGGATAAGCTGCATTGATGCAACCAGGGCCCGATCATCACAAAAGACAGTTCCGCCTCGGTTCAAGTCTGTGAGTTGGCACGTCAAAGCACCAGAGCCACCCATTGCCGTGTTGACGCCTTCAGTTGCAGTTGTGCCTTGAATAATGAAGTCCACTGAATGCACCTGGAGTGCTTGACGGTCTCCAACGTCAACGTACGAAGCCAAATCTATGGTTGCAAAAGTGTCAGTGTTAACTGCACTGATCGTCACTCGTTCGGTTAGGGTAAACATGCTGGTTTTCTTTGTTGCCATTTTATCACTTCATTGGGGTGGTCGGGGGTTGTCTTGGTGCATAAAACGTCAAGCCGGCTCCCCCGACCAAACCAAAACAGTCGCGCCATGGTACTTAATCCAGCACCTAATCTTCTTTATCCGGTGACTAAGCGCCATCGCGCCTAAATAGGCGACCCCCGCAGGGACTACGGGGGGCCGACAGGCTGTCGCCTATGCAGAAACACACACACACAGTGTGTGGGTGTCGCATTTTGCCACGACATACATATATAGGTCGGCCTCATCGGGTCAAATATGAGGAACAAAATGGTGACTTTATGCCCGACGACGTACGAAAAAGCCCAGAACATGGACAACTTTAGCAGGTGGGTTAGAGAGAAACTGCTTGAAGACAGTGGGCCGATGGAGGAGGTACGCAAATACTTCGCACGTTGCAACCGATGTGAGACACAGTTCAGCAGCTACAACCGCAAGCGCGTACCGTCACCGGGATTTTGCCCGGTCTGCACACAACAGGGGCGAGGCGATGGTTCTGGTGACATCGAAGTTTGGTCAGAGAAGGAGAGTGACCTCTGATGATCAATGAAACGTTTGCATGCAGTTGGTGCGGCGCTGACGGATATTATTCTGGCGAACTTGTAGAGTTGTATGAAGGACTCAAGTGTGAAGAATGTATTATTGAAGATTGTCTTCATTCCTCTACTTGGATTGATTACATTTCTTCAAACTCTCATCGAGCAAGATTTAATGAACATTGTTCTGACTGTAAATCATGGCGTATTTACAAATTTTATTTTCACAAGAAGACGGCAAGATTTGTAGGCCCGTGGCGTCACGATGACGTTGATGAAAGTTAACTGTTCGATGTGTGGCTTCGAAGGAACTTCTCAGTTGCCTTGGCGTCCGAGCATCCTTGCAACGCGTCCGTGGCAACGTCGCACCAACGTTCACGTTTGGATATGCGACGTGTGCATATCAGAGGTAAGGGATCAAGCTGATGCCAAGTTGAACAGCTTCAAACCCACCGACCAAACCGAGAGTAAGAAAGGAGACCAGCACGTTTAGACGTACGAGCCCTTCGAGGTTGGATTCTTTTTCTTCACGTCGTTCTTCACGTTCCATGAGCCAGTTGGCAAAACGTTGCGTTCTTGTTGCTTTTTGTTCTTCAGTTTCAGTCAATTAAACCACCTTCCAACCTGTCAAGAGGATCCACCACAATCAACGCGTACGTTAGCCCTTGGAGGGCGTACGCGTATGGTTTGGTGAATGGGAATTGTCTGCCAGTTTTCCAAAGTGGAGAACCTGCTCCTGTTGCTCGCTCAAGTGCCTCGGCAACTGTACGACGTCGAGGGCCGGATTCTCGAGGTCCGGATTCAATTGACAACCCTGAAGGTGATCGGGGTTGAACAAGAACCTTTGACATTGAGTTCAACTTTCCATTGAACACGTAGCAAGGGTCCGAGGGTTTGCACGTCATCTTCAATCCTCGTCGTAAGACTGTTGCAATTCGTACGTACGTCGCATGCGCATAAGTTGTTGATATTCGGCTTCTTCTCGAAGTTGTCCAGAGATTAGCAAACGTGCGCTACCAAACTCAGCAAGGCCGGGATCGGTTGGTCCGGACAATCGAATAATACGGTAAACGTACAATTTGTCACCATTGGTTGGTTCACCTGATCCTAACAGACTTGAATTCACTGCGACAGCAAAGTTTTGAATCAAAGAGGTGTTTCTTACCCAAGTCCAACCTTGGCCCCAAATGATGTTCTCGAAAGCACCACCGTTTGAAAATTGTCCAGGCAATGCGAAAGTCATTGGGTTTGCTTCATACACTTGCTCAGGTTGACCACTTAGGTCAATGGGCGACCTTGTGACCAAAATCCATTCAATGGCTACTCCTTCAGTGGGTCCTAACGACGTTGCGGACCTCTGCACATCGCCGGACGTTGGAAAGAACGTTAATTCCATGTTGGTCATCCCGGCGATGTCAATAGTATCTTGATGAACGAACAAAGCATTGATGCCAGTTCCTACAAGAACAAAATGTCCGGTCATAGGAGTGTCTGCGAGATATGGACCTAATGACTGTTGCAACGAACCTGCTGCGACGTCGATGGCCAAGTAAGGCAAATCCTTCTGAAGTACCACTTCTTTCATTTCATCGACCTCTTACGTTCAGGTGATCGCTTCCACGACTTTGCCGCTCTCTTGAACAGAACTGTATGCGACGTCTTTGGATGCTTCTTCTTGAGTTTAGCGAGTTGCTTCTTCATGTACTGGTTGTACGCGCTTGGAGCTCGCTTGACTTTCTTGGCAACCTTCTTCGAAGACTTGGCGGCTTTTTTTGCGCCACTCTTGACCTGCTTGGCGCCGCCTTCCATCTCCTTGATGGCCTGTAGGAGCCTAATGGCCTCGTCAACGTCCAACTAAGCCACCTCAGTTATCGGCAGCCGTGGATTGGATTGCAATA